GGTCAGGCTCCTGTAACCACGTTGGACACTACCAACCCAGACGTTGCGATTGTATACGATACGTTGCTACAGGTGAATAAAGAAGTTCAAGCAGAAGGCTGGACTTTTAATAAGGAGAACCACGTTGAATTCACCCCAGATGATGATGACTATATAAACATACCGAACAATGTAATTCAATTAAAGCTGACAGAAAATGCAGCTAATATGGAATACGACGCTGTTCGTAGAAATGGTAGACTATATGATAAAGCACATCATACAGACAAATGGACAGAAGATACTATAGAGTGTGATGTTATATATGAATTTGATTGGGTAGATTTACCTCAACCTATACAAGATTTTATAACAGCTAGAGCTGCTACTTTAGTATCTCAAAGAATAGTAGGAGATAATGGTCAGTACCAAATGCTCCAACAACAAGAAGCATACGCAAGGGCTTTAGCTCTAGAGTATGAAACACAACAAGGCCAGTATACATTCTTCGGTCATCCCCAAGATCAAACGAATTACTATCAAGGTTATCAACCATTCCAAGCACTTAGAAGATAATGGCAGCTATTACCCAAAGAGTTCCAAATTATCTAGGGGGAGTCTCAAAACAACCTGATGATAAAAAGTTACCAAACCAAGTAAGAGAATGCCTAAATGGTTATCCTGATCCTACCTTTGGTTTAACTAAAAGACCGGGTTTTAAATGGATAAAGAATTTAGGTACAGGAACTACTTATGATAATTGTAAGTGGTTCTATATACACAGAGATGATGATGAGAGATATATAGGATGTATTAAACCTAAACCTAGTAGTGGTTTAGGAGATATAGATATATGGAATGCTACGTCTGGTGCTGTATGTACTGTTACTTATGGTTCAGGAGCACAAGCATATTTAACTGGAGCACGAGAAAACTATGATATACTAACAGTACAAGATACATCTATTATAACTAATAATTTACATACAGTTACAACTATAGCTGCTCCAACTTATAAGCCAAAAGCTAGAGCTACCTTAGTACTATCTGGTAGTCCAACTGGTAAGTATAATATTCAGATTAAAGATATAGATGGTAGTAATGTTAAAACTATAACAGAATATGATTCACCAAATACACAGACTTACTCTGGACTGATAACTGAACTGAAAAATAGAATAGATGGTTTAAGTGTATCTGGTTTAGTAGTTACAAAATATGATGATTCTTTACATTTAGAGAGAAATAGTGGTAATACTGAATTTAAAATAACTGCTAGTGGTGGTGTAAATAATGACAAATTAAGTGTTGTTCAAGACCAAGTAGATAACGTAAGTCAACTGCCATTCAACTCTTTGCATGATCGTATTGTTAAAGTTATCAATACTGACTCAGCTAATGACTCTTACTTTGCTAAATTTGTAGCAGAAGATGGAGTATCAGGAAGAGGTTATTGGGCAGAGACTATAGATCCTCAAGTATCTACAGGTCTAACTGATACCACTATGCCACATGAATTAGTTAACCCATCTACTGATACCTTTGAGTTCCGTAAAATAACATGGACAGCTAGGAAAGTAGGAGACGATGTAACTAATTCACACCCCAGCTTTGTTGGGTCTAAAATACAACAAGCATTTTTCCATGACAATAGACTTGGATTCTTATCTGGAGATAACGTATCATTAAGTCAAACACAGGATTTCTATAACTTGTATCACATGTCTGCTCAGACAGTTGTAGATGCAGATCCAGTAGATTTAAGTTGTTCATCAATTCGACCAGCCGCACTTCATGGTGTGATTCCTACTACACAGGGTTTAGTCCTATTTAGTAAGAATCAGCAATTCCTTATGAGTGCTTCTAACGGAGTTTTGACACCATCAACTACTAGTATCAGAACTATCTCCAACTATGAGATGGATACATCAGTAGATCCTGTAGACATGGGTGCTAATATTAATTTCATAAGTAAGACCCCATCTTATACTAGAATATTCGGAATGGTCACACGTGGTCAGGACGAGAACCCTCAAGTATTAGACGTAGGAAAGGTGGTTAATGAGTGGGTTCCCTCAACAATAGATACGTTTATTGCGAGTCCACAGAACCAATTCCTAGCCTTGTCTAGCCAGTCAGATAATAAAGTTTACTTCTATCGGACATACAGTGATGGTAAAAATAATCTATTAGAAGCATGGTTTAATTGGGAGCTGATGGGTACTGTTCAGACTGTAGCTGTTGACTCAGATGATATGTATGCTGTCACTAAACAAGGTAATCAGTTTACATTAAGTGTAGCAAGTTTAAGTCAGAGTCCATCAGACGCTATTATTGTTAACAACGCTGGTGACAGAATTAATCCTTGTATGGATCTATATACTTCAGCAAGTAATGCAGCAGGGAATAATAAAGTAGATTATGATGCTACTAATGAATTTTCTAAATGCTATATACCTTGGAATAATGTTACTGGATTAACTCCTGTTATTGTTATTAAAGGTACGACAGCTACTGGACAATTCACTGAATCTGGATTTACTATTACACCTACTGTAGTTACAGATGATGGAAGTGATCCATATTTTAAAGTAAATAATGAAGACTTAACATCTATAGAAGATGATGTAATAGTTGGATGGAAATATAATTTAGATGTTATATTACCAAAAACATATGTTAGAACTGATCCAGCTCAAAAACTAACAGATTATACTGCTACATTAACTGTAGCTAGAATGAAGTTTTCTGTAGGTTTATCTGGTTTAATGAGCTTTAAACTGAAATCTAAAGGCATTAGACAAGGTAAGAAAGAGTATACTGGAGATAATTCTACAACTGTATTTACTTGGAATAAAGGCGATTTAGATTATATAAATAAAGACCAAATTAAAGTTCAGTTAGACGGAGTTGTTACTACCGCATTTACTGTATCAGGTGATACTCAAGTTACTATGAATACAGCTCCAGGTACAGGTGTGAAGATTTTAATATATATTGATGAATGGTATAACCTTAATCCTATACAAATGGCTGATAACTATCTAGCTAATGATATAGCATTAAGTGAGCAGTCACTGTTTACTATACCTATACATCAGAAATCAAATAACTTCCAATTAAGAATATTTAATGATTCACCATTCCCTGTGTCTTTAAATTCAATGATGTGGGAAGGTAATTATTCACCAAGATTCTATAAGAGGTTTTAAAATATGATGATGAATGAGTTTGGTGTTCCGGCTAACGAACACGAAATGAGTATGATGAAGCCACACGAAAAGGTGATGGCTGAATCTGGTGTAGAAAGTAATGTTCTAGGTGCAGTTATTTCTGTAGCTGCAGGTTTATTCGGAGCTCATCAGTCCAGTAAAGCTGCTAAGAAACAAGCACAGGCCCAGAACGACGCAACAGAGAGGCAATTTGAGTACGATACAAAAGCGTACAATATGAAGATTGATCAGCTTAAGGCTGAACATGCTTTCAGAGTAAAAGAAACTGCAACTAAAAGAGCAAATATGGAGAATATGGCATCTTACCAAGATGCAATAAATGCTTCTAATTATGCTCATCAGTTAATGATTAGGCAGAGAGAACAGGATTCACTTGATGCTCAGTATGCGAAATCAAATGAACTGTTTGCTCTGAAAACAGGATATAATGAGAGAGTAGCTCAAAAAGCACATGCTGATGAATGGAGAAAGTTAGATGAAATACACAGTGAAGCTGCTTTTAGTGCACAAGAGCAGAGATTAAAACATTTAGAAGAAGAAGGTCAAATAAGAGCACTAGGTCAAGCAGGTAGATCAGTAGGTAAAACACATCAAGCTGCTGCTTCAAAATTTGGGTTTGCAGTTGCTGCCTTAAATGAAGGGTTAGCAAGTGCTAATAGAGCTACTGCATCAGCACTAGAGGATATAAAGAATGATAAGTTCTCTGCTAACTTAGCAGCATATGCTGAGAAGATGTCAGATCCCGGTGAACTACCAATGCCTATCGTACCTATACCAAGTCCTAGAACTGTCTTTGATGATCCAGCACCATTAATGGACTTCCACTTTGGACCTCCTCCTGTCAAA